CCACGCGGATCGATCTGCGCGTGGCGGAAGTGCCCGCCCCGCGTCCCGGCGACCGGGTCGAGATCGAAGACGAGGCGTTTCTCATTCAGGGCGAGCCGGTGCGCGACCGCGAGCGGCTCGTCTGGACGTTGGACCTGAGGCCGGCGCATTAGCTTGGCAGCGTAAGACCAATAGCCTGTCGGGTCAGGCTCGTTTTATCAGGCGGATTAGGAAAAGCAGAATGACCGCACCGATGGTCGAGTGGATGATCGCACCAATAATCCCTGTAGCGATACTGACGCCGATCTGCGGGAGGATGAGACCGGCAAGAAACGCGCCAACGATACCAACAACGATATTGCCCAAAAGACCAAAGCCGAATCCTTTGACTATCAGACCTGCTAGCCAGCCGGCAACGGCACCAACCAGTAGAATAACGATCAGGCTTTCAATTCCCATGAAGTGTTCCTCATTGTTTTGGCAACCCAACCGACCGATTCGGTCAGTCGCCGCTCGGCGCTGAAGGGCGTTTCATCTATTGATAGACCTATCAGGTTGACCAGGATGTGGGAAGCTGGTGAGGCAGACCTCGATAATTATGGTTTGGTCAAGCACTCGAAACCGTTGCGAGTACTCAGATGGACCAGCAATATGAAGTTCAAGCTTGACATCACGCCCAACCTCACCGCGTTCATGGCGGCCGAGATCAAGACGGGGGAGCGCGCGGTGACAGCGGCCATGCGCGAGGCCGGGACCAGCCTCAAGACCGCCTGGCGCGCGCAGATCAACGGCGCGGGGCTGGGCACGCGGCTGGCGCGCACCATCCGGTCCGAGCAGTATCCGAAGGGACAGCCCAGCCTGAACGCCGCAGCCCTTGTGTGGTCGAAAGCGCCCGACATCGTCCATGCTCATGACACCGGGCCGCTGATCCGCTCACGCAACGGCTTCTGGCTGACGATCCCGACGGCAGCCGCCGGCAAGTCCCGCCGTGGCGGCCGGATCAGCCCGGTCGAGTGGGAGCGCCGCACGGGTCTGCGCCTGCGCTTCGTTTATCGCCGCTCCGGCCCAAGCCTTCTGGTCGCCGAGGGGCGGCTCAACAAGGGTGGCCGTGCGGTTGCCTCGCGCTCGAAGACTGGTCGCGGCCTGACCACCGTGCCGATCTTTCTGCTGGTCCCGCAGGTCAAGCTGCCGAAACGGCTGGATCTCGACCGTGACACCGCGCGGGCGCATGACAGCCTGCCGGGTCTGATCGTAGCGAACTGGGTGGACGAGCGGTTTGGGTGACGGTTGGGTGCGTCAATGCACATTGGTCAACCCTTCAGAGCGGCGAATCCGATCTGCCTTGCTTTTAAACCGGTGGTCCAAAAGGTAACCTGCCTTGAGGATTGACGTTGAAACGCGCCGTGAAAACCCATGCCGACGACCGCAAGATTGCAACAGGACAACGCCTTTCTGCTGAAAGCCCAGCAGCAGTTTCGGCGGGCAGCAGATGTGGTGACGGAGGCATGGTCGACTTTCCCTGAGGTGATGACGATCGCGGTCATCGGGTCGGTTGCCAGGCCCCTGTGGAAGGAAGTCCCGCGTTTTGCGCCATACCGGCGTCGTGGCATACCGCTCTGGCATGAATGCAAGGATCTGGACCTGGCTCTATGGCTCGATGATTTGACCAATCTTGGCGCGTTGCGGCGCGCAAAGGCAGCGGCGCTCCGAAGGGAGCATGAACAGCAGCCGGACTTTGGCGTTGCGGATCATCAGATCGACATCTTCCTGTTCGAGCCGGGAACAGATGCCTATCTTGGACGCCTCTGCAACTTCAACCGCTGCCCAAAAGGGCGGCCGGAATGCACAGTCCCGGGCTGTGGAACTGTGCCGTTCATGCGCCGGTTTGCGGATTTCTCGGTGTGGTCCGATATCCTCTCGGATGCGGACAACGCGACGCTATACACGCGAGATGGCGGCATCCAGCGTTCGGCCTTGACCCTGGCCGAACCTCTCGACGGTCCGTAATCGTCGCAACTCGCTACCGGCCAAGCTGCGATCTGCATGCCCATCCGCTTTCAGCAACCAAACCCGAGAAGCCCTTCATGCCCTCGACCCGCGAGACGATCCTTGCTGCGCTGACGGCGCAGCTGACCGCGCAGGCCGGGGCGGAGGTCCGGCGCAACGCGACGCTGCCCGAGCGGGTGCCGGCCGAAGGGCTGGTGGTCGTGCGCGACGGCAACCCGGGCGAACCGGACGTGACGCTGAGCCCGTGGCGGGCCTATTACCGGCACCGCGTGGAAATCGAGGCGTTCATGCCGCCGGGGGCGGCGGAAGTGGCGCTCGATGCGCTCATCACCCGCATCGGGGCCGCGCTGGCGCATGATGACAGCCTTGGCGGGCGGGTCGAGCTGATGACGGCCACAGCTCCGGAACTGCAGCCCGTTCCGGTGGAGGGCGGCGCGCCGTTTCTCGCCGCGGCGCTGGCGGTGACGCTGGAATACCAGGTCAGCGACCCGCTGAGCGGGTGAGCGCGCCCAACGGGCGCATTTTTCGAACATCACAGGAGGACCAGCATGGGCAAGCAACGCGCCTATGGCGCCGATGCCACACTCAGGGCGGTGCGCGAGACGCATTATGGCGGGGCCACCACCGGCCCGGTGCGCGCGCTCGATTTCAAGACGGCAGATCTGTCGGCGAGCATCCCGCTTGGCGACGACCCGCTTCTGGGGCGCGGGCGCAACGCGCAGGACCCCTATCGCGGGCTGGTCACCGATGAGGGCCAGCTGGAGATCCCGTTCGATCTGCAGGGCACCGGCTGGTGGATGACGGCGCTGTTCGGCGATCCGCAGACCACGCCACAGGCGGCAACGGGGCGGATCACCTTTGCGGACAATCCCGCGCCGGGCGACACGCTCACGCTGAACGGGATCACCTGGACCCTTGTTGCGGGCGTGGCTGCCGGCGACGAGACGGAAATCGGCGCCACGCTGGCCGATACGCTCGCCGCGCTTGCCGCGGATCTCAACGCCACCACCGATCCCTCCATTGCGGTCGCGAGCTACACGGTCGAGGACGACACGGCGCTGGTGATCACCCATGATACCACCGGCCCGGACGGCAACGCCTTTACGCTGGACGCCTCAGTTGCACAGCGCGCCTCCCCAACGCTAACCGGCGGCGGCTACCGCCATGTCTGGCGCAGCGGGGCCGACAGCATCCCGTCCTTCCTGATCGAGATCGGGCACCCGAAGCTTACGAACCCGGTCTTTTTTCGCCATGCGGGCGCGGTGCTGGAGGAGCTGTCGTTTCAGATGGGCCAGGAAGGGCCGGCCAATGCCACCGTCTCGGTCGTGGCGCAGGGCGAAGAGACCGCGAGTGCGACGCTGGACGCAAACCCTGCCGCCTTTGCGCTGCGCCGCTTCAGCCAGGGGCGCGGGCGCATTGTGCGCGCCGGCGCGCCGCTGGCGGGGGTCACCGCCGGCTCGCTGACCTTCTCCAACGGGATCGAGCGGGTGCGGTCGATCCGCGAGGATGGCCGCATCGATGGCGCGGATCCCACCCTCGCCACCTGCGAGGGATCGCTGACCGTGCGCTTCGACGGCGAGACGCTGATGGCCGAGGCCGCGAGCGGCGATCCGGTCGCGCTGGTCTACGGCTTTGCGATGGCCGAAGGCTACGCGCTCAGCTTCACCCTGCCGCGGGTCTACCTGCCCAAGCCGAAGTATTCGATCACCGGCCCCGCCGGGGTCGAGGCGAGTTTCGACTGGCGCGCCGCCGCCGATGCGACCGGCGTGATGCTCGAGGTCGCGCTTCTCAACGATATCCCAACCCATGGAGACCCTTGATGATCCGTCTCGACCTGTCCGCGTCGCCCGACTGGCTCGATCTCGGCCACGGTGTGCAGCTGCGCGTGGCGCCCATAACCACCTCGCTGATGAACCGGGCGCGCGAGGAGCCGATCCTCGCCGATCTGCCAGAGGAGGCCAGCGCGAACCGGCGCGGCATAGCCCTCGCAAAGGCGCTGGCGCGGGTGGCCGTGGATGACTGGGCCGGCGTGCATGACGCCGAAGACGCGCCGGCCGAACTCACCCCCGAAGGGCTCGACGCGCTGCTCGAGATCGTGCCGATCTTCGAGGCGTTCCAGCTGCGCTACGTGGCGCCGGGCCTGCATCTGGAGCAGGAAAAAAACGCCTCAGCGCCCTCGCCGAGTGGCACTTCGGCGGGGGCGCGCAATACTGCAACAACTGCCCGCAAATCTGCGAAGCCTGCCCGGCGCGGCAAAACGCGCCGCTGACGCGCGAGGGCATACTGGCCTGGGATGTCGCGCAGGCGGCCACAGGCCAGCTGCGCGTCGCGGAGGGCGCGGTGCTCGGCTGGGACATGGGCGCGGTGCTGGCCATGGCCGCAGCTGCCGGGCTCGACCCACGTGCGGCTGTCGAGCTGCTGCCGGTGATCGAGGCGGCGATGGTGCGCGCGGTCAACGCGCAGATCCGGGCGCAGGGCCCGCAATAGGCGTTTACGCCGTCCAACATCAAAAGATCGGGGGCCAGCAGCATGACCAGCGCGTCCAAACAGGTCACGGTTCGGCTGGCGGCCGAGGGCGGCCGGCAGGTCCGCGCCGAGCTCAAGGGCATTGGCGACGACGGCGCCACCGCCTTCCAGCGGCTGAGCTCGGAAATGGAGGCGGCCAATGCGCGCGCCGACCGGTTCTTCCGCCGGCTGCGGATCGCGGCGGCGGCCGGTGCTGCGGCCGTGGGGGCTGCGGCCACGGCGATGATCCGCAGCGGGCTGCAGATCGTCGACAGTCAGGCCAAGCTGGCGCAGTCGCTGGGCACCACTGTCGCCTCGATCCAGACGCTGACGCGCGCGGGCGGCTTTGTGACGACGTTGGAGCTGAAACACCCACAGCAGGGCGCGGGTTCTGACGATCGCTAGTGCCGCGCCGACCTGGCGCAACAGACATAAACAAGAAGGCGGAAGCCCATGACAGATAATGATCTGCGATCCGAAATCGCAGCGATACGCAGCACGCTGCGCCATATCGAAGCCGAGCTGACCGACGCCAAAGAGCATCGCAAGGAGACCTCGGCCCTGGTGCAGGACTTCATCACGCGGCTGGTGCGTCTGGAAACCGGCGGCGCGGCTCTGAGCGGTTTGCCAAAGCAGGTCCATCAAAACGAGGTCTCCAATATTGCACAGGAGGCCCGGCACCAGGCCCATCAAGAGGCTACCGAGGCCATGCGCAAGACCGTGCTGGCGGGCTTCGCAATCGCCGGAACCGTGTCATCCATCATTGGCCTGCTTGCCTCCTGGCTCATCCTGACCTGACGCGGCGCGGACCGCCTCAAGCCCACCACATCCCCTGAAACCCTGAATGTTGCATCCCGCCCCGCATCTACGGGCGGCTTTGCGCATGGAGATCGCTATGACCCCTTTTGATATCGCCAAGACCTATATCGGGACCGTTGAGGGGCCGGGGCCCGAGAACAACCCGGTCGTGATGGAAATGTATGCCTCGGTCGGCCATGACTGGGTCGAGCATGACTCTGTTGCCTGGTGCGCCGCTTTTGTCGGCCACTGCATTGAGAAGGCGGGCTTGCGCTCCACCCGCAAGCTGACCGCGCGGTCTTATCTCGACTGGGGCATACCGGTAGTGGTGCACGATGCGCAGTCGGGCGACATTGGCGTGATCCCGCGCGGCAGTTCCAGCTGGCAGGGGCATGTGTTCTTCATAGACCGCATTGAGGGAGCCTGGGTCTGGGGGCTTGGTGGCAACCAGTCTGACGCGGTGAACATCAAACGCTATCCGGTCTCAAAGCTGCTCGGGGTGCGTCGGGCGGGGAATGTGACACCCGCTGTCACCCTGTCTGTCCGCGATGTGCAAGCGCGCCTGCGCGGGCTGGGCTATCACGAAGTCGGCAAAGCCGATGGCATCATGGGGCCGCGCACACGCGCGGCGATCCTTGCCTTCCGCGATGATAACGCGATGACCCTGGTGCCGATCATCGACGTGGCGCTAACCGAGGCCCTTAAGTCTGCACAGCCCCGTGTGGTCGCACCTGAACGCGCTGCCGGTGTCCCAGAGGAAAGCCGTATCGTGATCGCCGCGAACGCCCAGATCGGTCTTGGTGTGGTCGGTGCGGTTGGCACGATTGGTGCGCAGATCGCGCCAGCGGTTGCAGAGGCGGAAAACGCCCGGGCAATGGCCGAGCGGGTCTTTGGCATCCTTGGCCTCGACGGCTGGCTTGCTGCCGCCCTGCCATGGGTCGGTGCTGCCGTGTTCATTGGGGTGATCGTCTACGCGATCAAAGCCCGCAACGCCCGGATCGACGACCACCGCAAAGGCAAGACCCTGTGATCGGCGCTTTCGTGACCGCGACCCTGTCCGGGCTTGGTCGGCGCGCTGCACTGTGGTCTGCGCTGGCCTTCGCGATTGTCGTCGCGGCGTGGTCCCTGATCCGCCACGGGCGCCATCAGGCCGAGGCCGACCTTGCCATCCGGCAGGCCGACGCCCGGGTCCGCGCCATGCAGACGTCCAAGGAGACCCGCCATGAAGTGCAAAACGCTGACCGCGCTGATCTTGACGATCGGGCTGACCGCTGGATGCGCGACTGACCTATGGGCGCCGCGCGACGATTGCGACTGGGCGGAGCCGATCCGGCCGTCGCGTGACGATGTGCTGACCGACGGCACGCTCGCGCAGATCGTCGCCCACAACGAGGTCGGCGCGCGACTTTGCGGCTGGCGCCCCTGATCCCAACCGGAGCGAAGGAGCAAACCCGTGCAAGGCGTCGAATATGATCTGACCACCGACGCATGGACGATGGTGGCCTTCAACAACTCGGCTGCGATCGTGGTGCCTCCGGCGGGGGCCCGGGTACGGGGCCGCAAGGCAGGCGAAGACCTACCCAGCGTCGATACGCTCGACTTCTTCGTGATCCGGTCAATGCGGATCATCCAAGGCATCGCGCCCTTTGAGGCCCTGTGGCTACGTGCCGATGCAGGGCCTGTCACCGTCACCGTTTACGAGGGGAACACCATGTCCGGCGTCGTTTACTTCGGGAAATCGCCGTTTCGGGTAGCAGGCCCCAGCTCAACAACCATCACCGTGCCATTCGTGCCCCAGACGCTCGATGGCGGGGCGCCCGATACCGATTACGTCGGCCTCGCAGTGATCGACTGCGGTGGCCCCGCCACAGACCCGACTTTGCGCACGATTGATGGGCGCAGCCCAGGAGTGACCCCATGAGCACAGTATTTGCGAAAATTCAGATGCGTCGTGGCACGGCCGCCGAGTGGGCTGCAGCCAACCCAATCCTCGATGAAGGCGAGTTGGGCTTTGTGATCGACACCGGGGTCAACAAAGTCGGTGACGGCCTGACCGCCTTTGCAGACCTGCCGGCCTATGCAACCTATGACCAGATGATCGCGGCCCAGCAGGCGATCGAGGGCGGAACCGCCCAGCTGGCGACCTTTGGCACGCAGCTAATCGCAGCCCAGAACGCCGCGACCACATCGGTTGCCAAGGCGTCGGAAGCCTTTGTCTCCGCCAACAACGCAAAGACCTCTGAAAACGTCGCCGAGGTGAAGGCGTCGCAAGCCGATCAGAGCAGGATCGACGCCGCAACCTTTGCCACGCAGGCAAGCACCTCCGAGGCGAACGCCGCCACGTCAGAACAAGCGGCAGCGGGACATGAGGCTGCCGCCTTTGCAAGCCAGCAGGCTGTCGCAACCAGCGAGACCAACGCCGCCGCCAGCGCGACCGTGGCATCTGATGCAGCTGCTGTGGTCGCCCCGCTCAATGACGAAATCCAAGTGATCGCGAACAACATTGGGATCGTCGAGGACGCCGCCGGACCGCTGACCGAAATCGAAGCTGCCCTCCTCGAGATGGCGATTGCCTACACCAACTCGCAGACGCGCTACGTTGAAGCCGTCGCCTTCTCGTAAGGAGCCCCCGCCATGACCGTTCAACAGCAAGTGGAAACCCTCGCAGCCTCGATAGACGATCTGAAGGACGTGGTAGTTACCAAGACATCGACCCTCGACGCGGCCGTCACCGACGCCGTCGCAGCGACCGCGCAGGCGCAGGGGGCCAAAACGACCGCCCTGTCCGCGCGCGATCAGGCCGGGGCGTTCAAAGATGCTACCTACACCGCCGCTCAGTCCGCCGCATCGGCCGTGGCCTATCAGGACCTTACCGCGATCGCCGCGTCGAAGGCGGTCACGGCGGTGGACGTTTTCATCTATGACACGTCCAAGGACAGCGATGGCGGTGCGTGGCGGCACCGCTGCGCTGGAACCAGCTGGTATCGGGAGACATTGAATACCGCGACCCGTGGATCGCGTAGGGAGTTCCCGGCGGTCGCGGTGATTGTGGCAGAAGCCGCAAAAGTGACCATCTACGATGCTGACCATCCGGATTTGCCGATTTGGATGGTATTTTCGGGCGGGCCAGCTGGTTTAATGCCCCAGATCGCTGGAGGTTATCCGATCACACGTGTTGTCGCTCATGATGGCGAAATTTACGCTGGTCACGGCACCGGATTGTTCCGCTGTAATTTCATATCGGACCGCGCAACCAACCACGAGGGATCGCCGTACACTTCCAAGCGATTTACGAACAATATTGCGCGGCGGTTGGCTGCATCCTTCGTTGAGGACGCGTCCATCCCATCTCTGACCCACCGTTCCGTAAACGACGTCGCCATTACCATTCTCCCTGCAGCCCAAATTCAAATCGCAACTGGCCTGCTTATGCCGACGATCGCGGTGGCCACTAGCGGTGGTACGAGCATACTGAAAGATGATGGCACTGTCGTCAGCGACAATACGCTAAGCCACAACCCAAACACTACTACCTTAGCGTTTGGCCCTGACAACGTGCTCTGGCTTGTGGCAGCGGGAAACCACTTTTTTAAGTGGCAACCACCCTATGACATATCAGGTGCAGATGAGATCATACCCTATGCGATGGGGAACATCTTGGCGCAATGGTATAGTTGGGTTTCCACGCCTGTAGACTTTACCGCGCCATCCATTTCCGAGCGCCAAATTGGGCATAATCAAGGGCTCACCCGCTTCGAAAACAGCCGACACTGCTTCACTTCTGCTTCGTGGACGACAGGCTGGATGCCCACAAATACTCTGCTTGTTGCGTGTTCTGATACAGACGACGCTGATTTGGTAGGAGGGCAGTATATCGAAAGCCCGAATTTCAATAATGTTGTGGGTTGGACGGGCTTTAGCAATGTTGTTGGAGAATTGGAAATTACTGGCGGGCAGTTGATCGCGCGAGCCCCCAGAAGTGGCACCACCCACAATGCTGACACAACGCTGCCGGGTATTCCTGCTGGCGCATCGCTCAAGATCGTTATCGATGTTGACAGTTATGTTGGCGTTGGCCCGCGTTTGGTTGGGAATATTTCGATCACTGGTCTTTATATTGGCGCCGTCGGCGAAACCGTCCTCTATGCACTTGCAACCGCCGATGATCCCAGCATCGGCATTCAGGTGCGTCAAGAAAACGAGTTCGCCGTCAACAGCTTTAACGTTTACCTCGCAGACGCCGACCGTTCCGTGGCAAACAAAGGTCTGATCGTCAACGGCACCATCACTCGCGACCCGGTCGCACCCGGCGCGGAGTTGATCGCCTATAGCGGATTTTCCGAGGCCAACCATCTTGAGGGCACAGACGCAGGCTATGCCGACACGCTCTACGCGATGGGCTGGGAGCAGACCGCCGGCGTTTGGGAGTTCAAGCACGGGGTTGTCAGCGCCGCGCCGATTGACGGCCTGACGATCGCGGGCATGACGCTCAAGATCGCCGGGACGAAGCCGAAGGCGCTGGTGCGCGTCACCGCGACCACACCGACGGCGGCGCAGCTTGCCAAGATCGAGGCCGACGAGCGGTTCCTGTTCCAAGAGAACGCAGCCTGCACGCTCTACGGGGCGTCGAACGGGGTGACGGCGCTCGCGCACGATCCGGACACCGGGCTCCTGCACGTCGGCACGTCGGCGGGCCGGTCGGTGTTCAAGGGCCTGCGCCGGGTTTCTTATACAACGGTTCCTGTGACCACGGCCATTTCGGCAGCAGGCAGCATGGTCATAGATCAATAACCCGGGCGGGGCGGCGCTGATCGCGCTGTGCCGCCCTTTTCCCTTCCCCACCATCGAGGACCGAACATATGACCCTGATGAGCTCCATCTCAAAGCTGACCGGATCGGTTGACAAGCTGACTGCCGAAGCGAATGTCACTAAGGCGCAGTTGGACGCAAAGGTCGCGCAGGCCGAGGCGGAGATTGTCGCGACGCAGGCCGAGCAGGCGGCGACCGAGGCGGCCCGGAACGAGGCGGCTGCACAAGCGACTGAGGCCGCCACCCACCTTGCAACCGTGAAAGCCGACGTGACCTATCAGGGCATCAGTGCGATTCTCGCGGAGAAGGTCGTAACCGCCGTGGACGTGTTCATCTACGACACCGGCCTCGATAGCGATGGCGGGGCATGGCGCAAGCGGTGCCAGCACACCAGCTGGTACAACGAACCTCTGAACACTGCCACACGCGGGACACGCCGTGAGTTTCCTGCGGTGGCGGTGATTGTCAGTCTTTTCGTGGGAGATTTCTGCCAGCTAAGAATTTACGATGGAGATGATCCAACGCTCCCTTTTTGGCGAGAATTCAACAATGAGCCGCTGTGGGATGCTCAGATTTCCAAAAGTTCTACTGGCTTCAAAGTTTTTGCTTTGAACGGTCTCTTGGCCGTAGCGCACAAACTTCCAAACAACGCTGGCTATAGCGGAAATGGAATGGCTCTCATAAACTTCCCGCCAGATCAGGTTTCTCTTTTGACCAAAAATATGGGCGGAACCTATTTCGGCATCTACCCCGCAAAATCCCGCCCTCATTCGGGGATCGTACCTTCGATTGTCGATTTCAGCATCAACGACGTTGCCATGACCGTCCTGCCTAATGCACCGATCGACCTAGCGACTGACCTGCCAGTGCCGACGATTGCAGTGGCGACAAATGGCGGGGTGAGTGTAATCCAAGATGATGGCAGCGTTCGCAACCTGTCTTTCTCATCGTTCAGCGGAACGACCAGCCTTGCGTTTTTAGAGGATGGGCGATTGATCTGTGTTCGTGACGCGATCTCAAACGGCTCGAAATATGTCCATATCGTGCCTTTGCCGCTTTCTTCGTCCCACTCGTTCACTGACTTTGAACAGTACGCAACGACTTCGGCGCAAGGCGCGCAACTTTTAATTAAGGGCGGCCAACCGGCGTTTGTCTCGAATGGGATCTTGGCCATTGGCAGAAACGGTGCGCTTAACCTCATCCAGTCGAAGCCGGATGAAACTGCCCGCGGACTGGTGGCGCACATCACATCAAACCATACCACCGGCTGGATGCCCGGAGATATCAAGGGAGCATTTCTCGCAGACACCGACAACATGGATTTGAATGAGGGGGCCAGCGTGCTGTCCGGCCTTTTCGAGCCCGATAGAACGATCACGGGTCAGGGAACGTGGCGAGCAATCATATCCGTTGCATCTGTCAGTGGAGGAATCTTGGAAATTCTTCACAACCATGAAAGCTCGCCTTCGGGCCGGGTCGTGTCTGGCGTCGATGTTCTTGAACCTGGAAAAACATACCGATGCCGTTGGACTGTGGACGAGTTAGTCGGTGACGCGACTGGCAGCGTAGTTCAGATTGGAACTGATGGTTCTGGAAACCAAGGCATCGGCTCTGGCATTTATTTAGGGGTGGGGAGTTTTGAAGCCGTTCTTGCTGTTCCCCAAGGTTCAACGAACTTGCGGGCTTCCCTGGTCGCATCGGGTGGAACCCCAACCGGCGCTGTCGCTGGGGCCCGCTTTTCTGGATTTACCATCGAGGAAGCCGTATCAGATCGCTCAGTCAATAATAACGGCCTTATCGTCAACGGTACGATCTCGCGTAGCTCGGTGGCCACGGGGGCAGAGTTGATGGCGTATTCGGGTTTCAACAAGACGACCAACTTCCTTCAGCAGGCGTACAATCCAGCGTTGGATTTTGGGACTGGCGACTTTTCGGTCATGGTCTGGCTTGATCGGATGGAGACTTGGCGATCTGTTATTTCACGCGGAATTGACATATCTGCTTCGCTCGTAATTGAGGGGCATGGCACCGAAAACACAATGCGCATCAATCTCGGTGGCACACCGACAACGCGCAACCTCCCATGGTTCAGTGGGGAGTGGAAACTGCTCGCCTTGCTCCGGCAAAATGGGGTTGCCAAGCTTTATCTGAACGGTGTCGAAACTGACAGTTGGGACGCTCCACAGAACCTCACCTTGGCAGGTGCCAAGTTGGTGGTAGGAAACAACGACTTCTCAGGTTCAGGCTATTATCCGGGCAAAATGGCGCTTCTTCGCATCTCCGCCACTGCACCGACCCCCGACCAGATCGCCAAACTTTATGAGGATGAGCGCAAGCTGTTCAATCCGGGGGCGCAATGCACGCTCTATGGCACCAGCGATGCGGTCACGGCGCTGGCCCATGACCCCAAAACCAACCTGCTGCACGTCGGGACCAACCAAGGCCGCAGTTTGTTCGACGGCTTCTTGCGGGTGGCCAATACTGAAACCCCCGTCACGACCGCGATCTCAGCGGTGGGCGGCATGATCGCGGAGCAGTGAAACCATGACTGTGAACATTGAGAGACCGGCGCAGAATCTTCGTGAGGAGCTTGCATCGCTTCGGGCGCGGATCGCCTCGGGTGTCGCGCAGGAGGCCTTTTGGAATTCCGGCACCGGCGCCCAGACCGCCTTCCCACTGCCGCGTGGGTGGCGGCCCAAGTTTGTCTACGTCGACGGCGCGATCAAGCGGCCGGGCACGGGCGAGGACTACACCGTCAGCTTTGACGGTTTCATCTACACGGTCGTTTTCGTGGCTGCACCTGCGGCCGTGGACGTGGGCGTGATCTGTGTGCGGAAGGTTTGATCTATGACCGTTTTCATTCAAAAGGGTGATGCGCCCCTCAGCGCGCGTCAGGCGACCAAGCGTGGCATGGCCTTCGTCGCGTCTGAGCTGGCGCTCGCGGGTGGGCGCAAGGGCGACGAGGAGCTTTTGCGGGTTATACCGCACGAAAACCTACCGCCCCGTCTAGCGGCCGTTGTGCACGCTCTGGGGTACGTGTCCTACGAGGCGGTCGCGCTCGGCTGGGAGGCTGACAACGCGATCAACCAGACGAACAACATGTTCAATCACCAGCTGGTCGCCTACCGGGCGGCGCAGGCCCGGCTTGCGCAATACCGGCTGGCGGACGGGCGGCCGGAGGTGACCGGAGAGCAGCGGGCAACGGACGACCAGGGCGTTCCCGTGTTTGACGAGGCCACCGGCGATCCAGTCATGGAAACAATCGTCGCGCAGACTGCGATTGATCCGATCCCGGCGCAGGTAGAACAGGCGGTCTTTGACGAGACCACCGGCGAGCAGATCGGCGCCGAAATGGTGGCAAACCCGGCTATTGCCCGGGACGACGCCGAGCGGGCGCAGGCGCAGGCTGTGATTGACGGCATGCCTGTCGAGGTTTCCGCCCATGCTGCAGCTGAGGAGGCCGCAGGACCATGACGTCAAAGCTGCTCAGCAAACGCTCCGCCGTGCCGGGCAAAGTCCCGACCACGGCGCAGATCGATCTCGGCGAGCTGGCGATCAACACCCGGGATGGCAAGCTCTACCTAAAGCGGGACAACGGCAACGGGACGTTCACCATCATCGACCTTGGCGCGGTGCGCACCGTCGCGGGCAGGTCGGGCGACGTAGTCCTCGGTGCCAGCGATGTTGGACTTGGCAACGTCAATAACACTTCGGACCAAGTAAAGCCGATCTCTGAGCCGCAGCAAACTGCGCTTACTGCAAAAGCCGACGTCGCTCGCCAGATCGCAACGGGGGCCGGCCTGATTGGTGGCGGCGACCTCGGTGCCAACCGAACCATCGCAGCCGACATTGCGTCACAGGCCGAGGCCCGGGCGGGATCATCAAACGCTAAGCTAATAACGGCTCTGCGTGCGCAGGATCACATGAACGCTAAAGGTTTCGGATGGGGTTATAATTACCAAGGCTGGCCAACCGGACGGGACACGGTTCATCAGAATACCTTTGGTCGCCCGGCACTGTTCACGTGGATGACTGGATCGTCGACGCAGGTCAACGTCGAGGTTTCATCAAACGCGAGCGCATGGGGCTACGCAGGCACTTCCAGATATGGCGTCAGCGCCAGCACGATCATCTTCCCCGGGTGGTACTGGCGGATCAGGAACCGCAACGCAGACACTGCGGTCTTAATGTACTGATTTTGAAATGCTGAAGGCCCCACTCGGCTTGCGCCGAGTGGGGCTTTTTTGCGTTTTTAGTGTCGAAATACTCACCCGGCCATTCTGCCAGATATCTCTTGCTGAGATCGACACAGTTCGATCGTTTGCAGGCAGCAACGGTGCGGTCATATTGACGCTCCAAGACGTGTGCTAAGCACGTCGATTACATCGCAAACGCGACCAAGCTGGTTTCTTAAGCCACGATAGGTGTCTTTAACGTAAACACCGGCAGCATCAAACGTCATGTCAAAACGGGCATGGGTCTTTCAGGCGGAAGTGATGTCAGTTCCAAACACACCATTATTGCAAATATTGCCAGCTTGGCCGAGGCGCGCGATATGGTTGTAATTGGCAAGCTCATGAGCGCCGTCTCCGTTGAGCAGCACTTGCTGGCCAACGCCATTGGCTGGGGGCAAAACTGGGCAGAGGTCAAGCGGAGCGGCAACACCATTTACGACAACACCATTTACGACAACACGACAGGCCGACCAATCCTGATTCTCTATCACGCCACATCCTCTTCGCAGTGCGCTCTGTCGGTCTCTGCACCAAGGTGGCGGCTGGGTGGTGACGTCGATACGGTGTCAGTGGCTGCGCGATTGTGCCTGCGGGTTAGCAGTATCGCTTCAGCTGTGCCCCAAGCCTTGTCGCGGTTCTAACTTAAGTTCCGATTCACTGGATCGACGACAGCGTCGTTATCAGTTGATACGGCCACGTCAAGCCCAAGAACATCTCGAATAGCAACGACCGCGTCGACGTTGTTGTGCTGCATGTATAGCTGCACTTCATGTAGCTTCGCATCTACGAGATAGCGGTACCAGAACCCTTGCAAGATGTGGAATATGGTGCCTTCCTTACCGTCAAGAAAGCCGAGACGTCCTAAATAGCGGTAGACAAAATAGGCGAAAGCCCTAAGCCCGCCGGGCAGATTGGCGTAGATATGTGTTTTAAGCCAACGCTTAAGCTCCGCTTGTTTTCCTGAGGACTGAAGACTAACAACCTCTCGTTTCAGAAACACATGTTCTTGATTAAGTATTTCCACCACTTCTCGGCTGGAGTACGCGTTGTGCTTGGCAATCCACCAGCTTAATGGATAAAGGTTGTCGTCCAAAAGTTCGCCCGACAGCGCCGCGACTCGGCCCTCCACTGCGATGTGTTCGTCCATCCAGCGGTCCTCGCTGCGGCCACGCCCGTGGCGGAAAATGCGAAGAATATGTACTGGAAACAGCCCGCCATATCGGATCGGTCGCCTCAGGAAGGCGATGCGCCGCGGCACGGTCAGCCCGGCCACGTCCTCCGGGAGGTCGGGCAGGCGGACCGCGATCTCCGCGGCGAGCGTGTCCGACACAACCTCGTCGGCATCCAGGCGGAACACCCAGCCGGTGTCCGCGGGCAGCTGGTCCAGCGCCCAGTTGAACTGCTGCGCTTGGTTTACAAAGGGGTGGGTCAGCACGTCGGCCCCCAGCGCGCGGGCAAGCGCTGCGGTTTCGTCAGTCGATCCGCTGTCTACCACCACGCAGCGGTCAGCGAAAGGTGCGACTGAGCGCAGCGCGCGCTTGATGTGGCGCCCCTCGTTAAAGGTCAGAATTACGACGGTGATGGTCAAAAGACACTTGGGACGCGTCGGCGAAGCAACCATTTGATATGACTTCTCCGGCTGACATTAGCCTTCGGAAACAAAAAATCTGATGGACTCAGGCCCAAGAATGCCTCGATTGCCCTTGCCAGAGATGCCGCATCGGCTTCGATATCTAAAACAAGTAGACGACCTGGCTTTCCGCTGAAATACTGAATTGCATCAATGGTATGCTGTTGGTATAATTTTTTAAAGTGTTCCTCATTACCCCTGAACCTTCGCACTCCATAGGCGTGTCCCATCATGGGGATATCTTTGTCGGCGAAGTTACTCATGCTGTTCATCCATCTATCCACGGGCCGCAGGGTCAGTATAAACTGAGAGTCAGGAAATCTTTCAGCATATCTCTGATAAAATCGACACCAGGGAGAGTCGGAAAATGCATTGTACTTTTCCACGGCTTCATCCATTCTGCAAATTAGTTCATCAAGGGTGATCTCTTCATAGTCGCCCATATTATCTTGAACAAAAGAGAAGCCTAATTTCTCAAGCATTGAAGCCAAAGAGGTGGTCCCGGTCTTGGAAAGACCAATACCAAATACTTTTCTATCCATCACAACTCTCCTTGTATTTATTCTCCTGTCGACGACAGTATAACGTTGATGTGTTGTAAGGTATCCACCATCATCTTTAAGTTTATTCGATGGACTGTGCTGGCTTAGCAGGCTGCTGAGAAAGACGGACTTCTGCTCACTACTCAAAGTTTAGGCAATCTTCCTGTCCCTTTTGTCCCGGTCGTCCAGCATGGCCGTATCCGGCCTCGACTTCTCCGACAAGAGGGAGTGCTCTTGGCCGTTTTCAGCAGCTTGTTAGATTGGAAATGTTCGACATACCAATTTTCTACAGGTCTATTTAGTGTGATAGTCCACAAATTTACCACTTTCCTTATTTTTTTTGACGTCAATCTGGCGCGCCGGGTTGCCTGCGACGATGCTGTGAGGATCTACGTGCTTCGTTAACACGGTGCGCGCGGCCAGGATGGCGCCT